TACTGACCACTCTTCGTCAGTCTCGTGATCTTTGCGACGCATCGGAGTCATAGAGTACGCAAGCTCGATGTCCTGAGCGTTGTCGGAACTGAGATACGTCTTGATGAGCAATCGCTTACGCTCTGGCGAACGATACGTAGGCTCTGGATCGGTGTTATCGTAAACACCTGCAAGAACGCCAACTGCGCCACGAGGACGACCACGATTGCGACGCTCGGTGTCCCGAACGTACCGTGAGTCATCTGGATCGCACTCTGGTTCCTGCGTGAACGAGATGGAATACTCGCGACGACGTACCGTGCGCTCCGTCTCTGTCGGAAGCTCTACAGTGTCGAAGTTGGCAGAGGAGCCGAGCGATTCGTGCGCATCGTACGAAATCTGACGGATGTTTGTATTGTTCTCTTGCTCCCATAGGTTGCGTAGACGATCGACACGGGCACGGCACTTCTTGCGCAGCTTGTCGCTGAGATTCGGATTAGCCCACTGACGCAGAGCTGTGTAGTAGTGAGTCTTGATGTCGTTGAGATACTCACGTTGCTGCAACGCTAGAGCCTGCATGCACGACATGTCGCCGCACTGTGCGTCGTCGTCTGGGTTGCAATGGTTCGTGGGAACTTCGTGTTCCGCGACCCAATCATCGACCAGAGTAGACGCATCGATGTCACGATTCGGGATCGTTTTGGCAACGCTTTCTGCAAGGACGAACAGCGAACGCCAAGCGTCCTTGTAGTCCTGAGTGAAACGCTCGGCTGATGTAGCTGTGCGTACGAGAGATGGAATTTCTGATATGTTCATAATGTATAAGGAACAGTTTAGACTCATGTTCAGGAGCGTTGATTAGTTAGTGAAGAAGTCAGCAGGAGCAGGAACAATCGTGTAGTAGTGATTGCCAGTCTTGGGGTTTACGTTCTCCTGTGTGCGAACGATTACCTCGACAATGTCGCCTTCCTTGCCGAACACCGTGTTGGTGTTGGAGAAGTAAGCGAACTCCTGCTTGTCCTGAGTCATGAACTTGGTCAGACCCAGAGGTTTCTCGGGTGCAGAGCTGTTAGGCAAGTCCTTGACGGCTTCGATGATGAGCACCTTTACGATGCTTGTTACGTTGGGTTGGTCTAGTTTGATCATATTGTGTAGTGTTTAGTAGTTAGATGAGTCAGAATTAACTCGGTCATTTATCTCTTTGGTAAGAGAAGAGAAGAGAGAGAGATCACGTTCGTTCTGCGCGATTTCGCGATCAAGTGCCCATGTCATTAGCAGGGCTGCCCCCGCCGCCACTACGGCGAGGACAAGAAGTTGCTGCATGTACTGCTTCATGTTACGAATCTCCTTTCCGTAACAGACGTTCGCCGTACCACCGAAGCGGTGCGAGAACGATGTAGAACGCGCCGTACACGAGACAGGCAAAGATGCGATGGAACTGCTTCATGTTACGCTTCCTCCTTTCCGTCGGTCATGATGATGTTGAGGTACTCGCGGTACTCGCGGTACTTTCGGTCGATGTGGTTACGAGCGGACGCAATGCTTTGCCCGCAGCACTCGACGAGGTCAAGATACCATTCGACGAAGACCTGATCGTCATTCCATTCGGGTACGTCTTCCTCGATAGCTTCGTACGCATCGTATGGGAATGCTGCATCGTAGTTCGATAGCACGTCGTAATCACGGTCAGCATTTACATGGATGGGTTGATCTTGTTCTGTATGTTTCATATGTTTCCTTTGTTGGAGATTAGATTGTGCAACCAAGGGCGGTTACACCCCCCACCACATATCGAGTCAATGGTCGGGCATTGCCACAGCTGCTCACAGTTTCCGTCTCGTGGAGTCATTCGAGTAGCATAGCCTGCAACAGGAAACTGGGTCAGCAGCGTCAGCAAGACAGCAATCCATTGACCGATATATTACAATTGGAATACCACCGCCCGCCCCCCTCCCGATACTGCGACAGCCCCGAGCATCAGCAGGTGCTTTTGCTTCTTTTGCACCAGCAAAAGAAGTACGAGGACAGCCAGTGGCTGTCCGCACTATGACATACTCGGTACGAGTATGTCGGCTCCAAGATCATCTTGGTCGCGATCCAACGGCGATCCGTTGGTCGCTGCAGTTTTGCAAAAACGGAAGCGAAACACCGAGCATAGGTACGTATGAGCAGCACCGAGCATAAGCTGCAGAGCATCAGCGACTTACGGTGACAGCGGCACAGGGTTGGCTGTCCTTTGGAGCGTGTTTCGAATCGGCGAGGGTTCGCGGGTACACAACGTGTTGTGGGTCAACGGTTTCTGCGCTGCGTGTTATGGGGTGCGAGAGCCGTGGGTTCAGGAGGTGCATGAAGACTAGGTCTAACGAGCCTTGCAACAGGGTCCAGAGGTCCATGCGGAGCCTGAAACTAGGGATCAGGGATCCATTTTTACTTTCGGGGGGGGCACTGGGGGAAATCGGGTTCGGAAGACACAAGGGGTCCCTACCTGCGTATAAATTTTTCAAGTTTTGGGAGTTTAGGTGTACAAAGATACAGTACTATGGGTTCTTTTTTACAATTGACAGACACCATAGACACCTGACAGACACTTTTTTTAAAGAGGTGTCTGTTGTTAACTCTAAGGATTATCAACGACTTACGTAACGACAGACGCGAAAGACACTTTTTTAGACCCCTAATGAAAAACTTTTTGTTATACCCCTTCGTAGGTGTCATAAGTGTCTGTCCATTCATAAGTCCTTGATTATCTTATATGTTAATAATAGACACTACCCCTTTTTTGGGTGTCTACTAGGTGTCATAAGTGTCTGTCTGCTTGACAAACCCTGACCAATTGTTCATTAATTTTGACAGTGCCACGTAAAACAGCTAAGAAAAAAGTGGACCGTCGAACCTACGAGGCGGGAAAACCGAAACAGGTAACCAAGCAACAGGCAGCGAAGCGAAGCCGTTGTCACCGCAGACGCATGAAAGCAGAAAAGGACATGAAGGAAGCACAGCGCGAACTGGCAAAGGTCGAGAAGGACCTCAGTATCAAGCAGCAGTTTTTGGAAACGATGAGCAAAGCACCTACGCCTGCCGAGCAGCGTAAGGCGTTATTGGCTATGTTTGCCGAGCGGGGTATCAACCCTATTGAGGAGCTGATGCAATTTACCGATGATCCCGACGTAGCAAAGAAGGACAAGATTGCCATTTGGAAGGAGCTTGCGAGCTTCACTCAGCCGAAGTTGAAGAGTGTGGATGTACAGGGGACGATGACGGGTGAGATGAAGATCCTAACGGTTGATTATTCCAAGGTTTCTAAATCTGAGCTTGCCAAAACGGTTGAAGCGGAGATAGTGGATGAAGAGGATGATTACGACGAATTTTTAAGCGAAGAAGAGAAACATGACACTTGATGAGGTAAAGGCGGTTGTATCGGAGCATTTCACGAACTATGTGGTCGTGGTGCTGGACGATGAAACTGGCTGTCTCGATTACAGGTTCAACAACGACAAGATTGGTAAGATGCTGCTACAGGAAGCTCGTTCCGATATTATAAGCTACGAAGTGGACTATGATGTGGAGTGGGACGAGGAAGAAGTAGAGGGCGACGAGTTTTAATATGGACGTACAGGTTCCTGCACAGGGATGGCAGCCGAGACATTATCAGTTGCCGCTGCTGAAGTATATGACACAGAACAAGCGTGGACTACGTGCGGTAGTTGCGTGGCATCGTCGTGCGGGTAAGGATTTGACCTGTGTGAACATTGTGGCGATCAAGGCACTCCAGCGCGTGGGTACGTATTGGTACGTTTTGCCGTATGGTAATCAGGCGCGTCGTATTGTGTGGAACGGCATGACTGGCGAGGGCAAGAAGTTCATTGATTATTTTCCGAAGGAGATTGTTGAGCGGAAGAGTGAGCAGGAGATGCGGATTCACTTGAGCAATGGTTCGGTGATTCAGTTGATGGGATCGGATGACCCTGACAAGATGGTTGGCGCGAACCCAGTTGGAGTTGTGTTCTCTGAGTATAGTATCTCTGATCCGTCTGCATGGCAGTTGATCAACCCAATTCTAGCGGAGAATGGTGGCTGGGCATTGTTCAATGGTACACCGCGTGGTGAAAATCACTTTTACAAGATGCTGTTGAAGGCGCAGTCTGACGGTACTTGGTACAGTAGTCACTTGTCGGTTAAGGATACGAAAGCGATTCCAGCGGAAGAGATACGGAAGGCTCGTGACGAGTTGAATAACGAGGCACGTTTCCAGTCGGAGTACATGTGCTCGTTTAAGACTCCCGTGGAGGGGAGTTACTACGGAAGTTATATTAGTAAGTTGTACAAGGAGAAGCAGATCCTTGATACATTGAGTCCAGACCCGTCGTTGCCAGTGCATACGGCATGGGACTTGGGGATGGACGACGCTACGACTATTTGGTTTGTACAGCTGTTCAAGAATGAGATCCGTGTGGTTTATTATTATGAGAACAGCGGTGAGGGCTTGCCTCACTATGCGCGGGAGCTGAACAGGTTCGCTGTACAGAAGGACGTTATTTATGGTAAGCACTATGCGCCCCATGACATTAAGGTTCGTGAATTGGGTACGGGTAAGAGTCGGCTGGAGATAGCACGGAGCATGGGTCTGAAGTTCACACCAGTAAAGAAGTTGCCGATCATTGACGGCATCGATGCGGTTCGTTCGATCTTGCCGCGCTGCTGGTTTGCACGGAACGATTGCGCTCGTGGTCTTGAGGCGTTAAAGGGATACCACAAGGAGTTTGATTCCAGTCGCGGTGTGTTTCGTAAGACACCTGTTCACGATTCTAATTCTCACGGCGCGGATGCCTTTCGAACACTGGCTGTTGGGTTGAAGCAGCCGAAACTGGACAACAAGAAACAGAAAACAACATATGACGTCGCAGCAGTTAGATGGTGATCATCTGTCGATGATCGATGAGGCGGTGATTAGATATCACGCAAAGGGCGAGGATTTTATAGCCTTGCTAGACCAGCATTTAAATTTTCGCGCGCCTGAGGAGAAGTACGTGTACAGCGGACCCGATTGTCTGGTGCTGGCACGAGTCGAGGAGGACGAGGAACATGGTCGATATTGGTATGTGGCGTATGCTGCGTCTAAGAATAAGCAGCCAATCAAGCAGTTTCTGGAATTAGCACCATACAAGCTTGACAGTGTATGCTTTAGTAGGTATCGAAATATGACAAAGGATTCTCCTGAGATTAATAAATTTTACAAATGGGATAGATTAGAAAGGTATTTTTATGGGAAGTAGACCAAAAGCACCACCACCTCCTCCACCACCACCTCCACCGCCCCCGCCACCCGCTCCAGCCCCGAGGCAGCCGATCAAGCAGGCGACTAGACCAACCACAACCAAACCTACCTTCAAGAGCCTTGTAAATAGCGCGATGTTGGCGCGTAGACCTTCTGCGTTGGAGCAGAAGCGTCGTAGCACTTCAGCGACAGGTATGGGTCTTGGATCTAAGATGTAGATGGACGCTCTTAAGCAGAGATACGAGGAACTAAAACTTTTGCGGTCGAATCTCGACCACATGTTTATTGATGCCCAGCGGTATGTGCGTCCGAACTCAAACGAGTTCGACCACCACCACACAACACGTAAAGACGATGACTCGCGAGAGATTTTCGACGACACTGCCGTCTGGTGCAATCAAATGTT